TAAACATACAAATGATAAACATACAAATGATAAACATACAAATGATAAACATACATCATCTAAATCTTCATCAATGACATTGTTACAAACAATACAATACACGATGAAAAGTAGGTTCATGATAAATATGGGAATCATGATATCTTGTTACGGATTATTATCAGGATTTTATGAAAGTATATGGAAACATTATCTTAATATTTATCTTCCATCGCCTATCGAGTATTCACGTTTTGTAGGGTGTGTATCATGTTGTACTGGTGTGTTTACAATAATGATGATGACTACAATGACGTTTTGGATCGATCGAATTTCATGGACTCGTTTGGCTTTGTTGACACCCATCATTATGGGTGGTTTGGGTGGATTGTTTTTTGTATCAATTCAAACACGATCCATCATCTTTGTTAGTTTTACAGGTGCTATATTGACTATTTTTGTAAAGGGTTCAAAATACGCATTATTTGATCCTTGTAAAGAATTGGCGTACATTCCAATGTGTGAAATCATAAAATCAAAAGGTAAAGCGGCTATTGAAATGATGAGTTCTCCCATCGGGAAATCTGGATCTAATTGTATCTTACAACTACTATTAATTGTATTTGGAACACTTGATATATGTGCTCCTTATATAGGAATTATATACATGATGACTACTGGATTTTGGATATATTCGACAATGGATATGGGAAAAATCGTAGAATTACATTTATCAAATCATACCGTCCATTAAATCTGCAAATTCTTCATTTAAACGCTTTCGACACATTTTGTGAGAAGGGTTTGTGATACATTTAGCCCATATACGTTGAATTTTTTTTGCGGAAACATGTTTACGAAACAACTCATATAGAATACATGGTTTAACACGAATAAACTTTACAATCCCAGTCATAATCTGTGAATCTGTGAAGGGTAATGATTTATATTGAATTTCTAAATTCTTGTTCACCGAAGTACACGTTTCGTTTATTTTACATTCAAAATAAACGGTATCCTCATGATTAAATACAAAAACCACAGGTTTTTCTAATAAAATTGTTCCATTTGGATATATTTTATAAATACCTCGCTCATAAGTGGTTGATTTTTCGTCTATAACCTCTTCATCCACCACAAACATCGTCACTACTACTCGAATCCATGGATATGAATGAACGTTGTTTTGTGTATTATTAAAATGAACGTTCCACTCGCTTTTATTCATTAGATGTAACATCAATGGTTTTCGATATTTTTCTGGAATAGATCCATACACCTTTGCTGGATCGTTTCCAGATAATAATATATGATAATCACCACGATCGAATATATTAGACATTGAACAAGGTTTATTTTCATCATCCAAATGAACATAATCACACATATTTGGATGATGAAAATGGTTGATAGTACCATCATACCACATCTGTCTTACAATTCCATTTTTTGGAAGTGTGTAATTTGATTTTAAATATAGAAAAATCAAAGTCATGATTGTATAATCCCAATGTAAATTGTTTGTGAAAATGAAACGATCCATAAATTCATACATTGATTCATTTTTATTACGTATCATATCAAAAACAGTTACCATTTTTTCGATGGTTGTCAACTCATCGATTGCAATTATTTCAGAATGAAATGGTAATAATAAACATTCTATCATTATTAATTCACAAGGTTTTATTGTTGTATGTAATACGGAAGAAACAATATAGATCGGATACGGTTCTTGTAATCGTATTGCATGTATATAACATTCAACTGATTGAGTTTTATCACAAATAACTGCGTAATACCCATTACATTCCCCATTACATTCAACAATATCCAACATTATTAGTTTGTAAAGGAATAATCTTAAAGTGAAAACTCGGGAACACAACATAATTTAAATAAACGTAATATTTCATGAAATTCTTTCGGTTTTCTGTAAATGCGTTGTGGATAATCATTGAAAAAATTTACAAGATCATACAAATAATGTAAATACTTGTTTTTCATGATATCTTTTTTATAACCTTTTTCGAAAGGATCTTCTATCCTAAGAATAATTCTAATATTATGTGAAAATATGTCGTTGACATTTTTATAAAACAAAAATAACTCTTTGAGTAATGCATATAAATGATGAGTGTATTGTGTGACTTCTGGCGTGTCTTGTCGTTTATTACTTTCTAACATGACATATACCAATACTTTCATAAAAATTTCATAATGTAATGTTTTATTCATGGTTATCATTCCCGTTTTTGTTCTAAGTATTGTACTGATTCTATTTACCCGATTCCAAATGACTGTATTTCTGAAATGTTTCGAAACTTTCGAATGATTTGTCATTAGAAAATAAAACAATTTGTAAGTATATTGTTGAAATTCGTCTAAAGAAACCAATAATTTCTTTCCTCTATTTATAATCTCACGTTTCATTTCTTGTTTTAGCGACACACGACATATCGGACAAGTTACATTTTGTCCATCACGATTTTTGGTACTGTACCATTTTCGTATACATTGGTTGTGAAATGTATGTTTACATTTCATTGTTGTAATAAAACGTTTCATTTTTCGTGAACATATTGAACAGTCTTTTTCATTCATAATTTGATATAAATAATTGATATTAACCAATACACGAAAAATAAATATTTAAATAATAATCAATGGTTTATTATAATAACTAATGAAACCATACACAGGTTTGCTCACGCTTATTCATGTAATTTACATTATATTTGTACAATGGTTAGGTCCATACATTTTATATTATTATATGAAAGATAAACCATGTAAATTTTTAAAATGGATTTTTATTTGGATAGTTATAATCTCTTTACAACAATTTCATTGGTATATACCACAAAGTAAAAGTGAATGTTTTTTATCTTATTTGGAAAAAAAAAGTGAAGACCCAAATTATATAAAGGGAAGTGATCCTAAAAAAACATATGCATGGGTATTATTACAAGAAATATTGCCTTGTAAATTAGAAATCGATACCATACGCAACATTCATTACAAAATCGCTAAATTATCTTATTTGGCGGCACTATTTTTTATAACTATACACAACAAATGTATTCCTAATTATCATACTACTAAACAAATCTTATTTGTCATCTTGAGTGTGTTCGTTACAACGAATATACATTCATACAAAAAAAATGAATAAATCATTTGGGATTCCAAGCAATAAATCTAGGAATGCATAGTATTCCAATTATCAATAAGATAGAATCAAATACAAATACTTTGTCTTTTATTTCAGGACACCATTGTTTATAATTTTGGATTTGTTTCGAGTTTTGTGGTTTAGCCCACCAATAAAACATCGATAAATAAGTGGGTCCCATATTTCGTTGACATTTATACCAATGGTCGTAATAAGCAAGTACTATATACGGAAAATACAATAACATGAGTAAAATCCATTTATTTTTTCTCGGTAAATACCAATATCCACTTGAAAGGGCAAGTGTGAACCATATACATTTCCAGTTCACAGATGGTTTTTCATGATAACAATTTGAATTACGCATATTATTGTGTATAATTACATATTTATTGTGTATACTTATTGTATTTCGTTAATCATTTTTATAACTTCAAATGTATTTGGTCTTTTTTTTGGATCAAAATGACAGCATTTCAGGATAATTGAATTCAATATTGTATCGTCTAATGTACTAGGAATAACAATTTTATTTTGAGATTTAGCAAATGCAAGTTGCATGGAATTCATGTTCAAATGATGGAACGGATACACTTCATTCCATATATAAAAAAATAACAATCCCAAAGAATAGATATCGGCGGTGTAATTGTAAGCATCATGATTTAGTACTTCTGGAGCTATCCAAATGTAAGTTCCTTTTTCCCCCGTATGTCCTATGTATTTTGCAGTATCTTTGCTGTTTACCAATTTGGATACATCAAAGTCGGCAATTTTGATTTCTCCGTGTTCGGATAACAATATATTGTCTGGTTTCAGATCTCGATGGAATATTCCACAAGGGGTTCTATTATGTAAGTAATGTAATCCGATCGTGATGTCTCTCATCATTGATATTTTTTTCATTCTTGATAAATTATTTTTATTCTTCGTTATGTAATTACGTAAATCTCCTCCTTTCATATATTCAAATATCATAAAGTTTTTATAAAATCCGAGAAATTGCACGATTCTAGGATGAATACATTTTGTAAGCACCTTCAATTCTTTGTGAACAGATCTTTTATCACCTTTGATCTCTTTGACACAAACCAATTGATGTCTCCATAGTGCCGTATATACATTAACAAACTCACTCGAATGAATGTTTTTCAAAAATTGTATATCAGATAGATTAATTTGATAATCAACTTTTGATGTTTCCATATATATCTCTTGTAACAATTAAATATAACTTTAAATGAACTATTCCCAATTAAAGACTAATCATTTGTTATACTATTATGAATTGTTCTCATTTCAATGCCAAAACAAACGTAAAATGTACCAATCAAGGTTATGTATATGATGAAAAGGATCAAAAATCATATTGTAAAAGACATTTTTTTAATAAAAAGATGTTAACGAACACATGTCCTATTTGTTTTGAAGATTATGGGAACAAACAACATCATACCCTATTGAAGTGTGATCATTTATTTCATCAAAAATGTTTGAATGATTGGGTTAGTCATGGAGGGAACACATGTCCTGTGTGCAGAACGTCATTATTTTGTCACACGTTTGAAGATGAATACTATACCGATGAAGATGAATATGAAATTGAAGAAGTGAATATCATAAATATGTCACACGAAGAAGCTGTAAATGCACTGACTTTGTTTTTCAATGAAGGTTATTCACTACCAAATAATACAATAAACACAGCAATGTCGATCCTTAATTGGTCCTTCTCAGCGAATGAACATTGAATATTTATTTTATGTAATACACTTAAACAATATTTTCATATTATATAAAATATGAATCGTGTTTTATCCTCCATTTTAAACCTGATAATCATTCGTCCAAAACCTAAAAAACACATCAATGTACCACATCGTCCAGTCCATTGTAGTTCAACGGCTTCATTTGTAGGAGATGATATTATTCATGAAACAGATAATAATATACCACCAACGAATGATATACCACTTGATTCGATTGGAAGTTATTGTATTAAAGCAAGTGTCGATTTGGTGAATAATACAAATTCAGAAACTGTTTATAATATTGTTGGTTACGATGTTGATTTAAATATTCAAAACAAAGTATCCAAGATTTGTAATTCTTATCGCGCAGGTGATGAAACGCTTATTTGTAGGAATGAAAAATTAGTGTTTTTAGGACCGAAAAAAAAATGCGACGGTAACGTAACAGTTACCGATGTAGCAACAAACCAAGAATTCTTTTTTTAAATATATTATGACAAATGGTCTCAAGAACACTAGTTATTAAAATATCCGGAACAAAATGTGCGATTTGTGGAAATCCTCGAACAAACCCATTCATCATGTATAATATGTCACTATATATGTGTTCTACATGTACGTCTATTTTTGGATCAAATCCACCATACAATATTATATATAAGAAAACCACTTAAACTAACATCATTATGTGTTTATATAAACATGAATTGTCTATGTTTATCTGATCCATATTCACTTCGAAAAATATTAAAACAGACAACCGTGAATTTAAAGATTCCGATTCAAAATTGTGATCATGCATGTTATTTGTCATTAGTTTTATTAAATACGTCAAAGTTTGTAGTGTTTAATTTTACCAAAGACGATTTGAATTATCAATTGTATGCTGATTTCGAAACGAACCGAATATATAATGTGGAAGAACAAATAAGTGTATTTTATACAGGAATCAATTTGTGGAAGTTTACATCGTACGAATATTTAACAAATCAATCAAAACAAACAATCGCGTACTGGTTTACGGACATTATTAAACAATTATGCAACTCGTTTTATGTAATTGAAAAAACTTATTTCAAACACCCGATATATGATTACGCTACAGATGCTAGAATAAATTATATTGTACAGACATGTACACCCGATGTGAAACAAATTATACAAAGATATTTAAATCATGTTCACCAAAAATCTAATTATAAAATAGAACTATTCAAAAAAAGGCGTTCATTTTCAATATGGACAAAATGGTATTTCAATCCAGATAATATAAATGGGTTTGTGAAACGGTTCTTAACGTAAACTCAATTATATTGTTGTTGAGAAATATATTCTGTGACGATTCGTATCATTTTCCATAATTCACCTTCATAATATTCACGACCGATATCTGATCTATTTATAAATTGTTGATCAAATACATCTATGAAATAAGTTTCAACTATATTAATGTTCGTAGTGCAATAAAAGCATAAATACAAACAACTATTTTTTGGATAAGCAGGCATTCTATATTTCATGTTTACCGTTTTACCAATTTTATATATCGGTTCTTTTGTTTTTATAAATTCTCTTTCTTGAATGATGTATATATATCCCGGTTTTTCGCCGATTTTTGGTTGAGGTAATGTTTTAGGTGATGTATACTTTTGGACTGAACTGTTTTCCAAACGACGACAACATTGGAATAAACGCAACATTGTTACATACATTACATTATTTTTTTAAATTCTACATATAATTATAAATTGGTGCGAATTTTAAATGACGACATCAGACGAATTTTATAAGATACATTTACAATGTACGGTAGGAGTTCATGAAGATTCCGGTGGAACTATTTATATAGGTGTATTTACAAACGATTATGGAACTGTAAACGAATTGGAAAATAATGGTGTGAAAGATGATATGATACAATTTTTATTTACTGAATCGAACATTACAACTATAAATTTCAACGAGTCGGACCTCGTTGTCCAAGTTGATGAAGATATAAATTATGTGTTTGATACTATTTACTCAATTGAATATACACCTATTGAACTGGTAACCTATTATTCCGTATATGTTATCGCCCGTGATTCTTATGGAAATCAAAGTGATTTGTTTTATGGTGGAAGAGGACAAATTCATCCACAAGAACCACCTACAGTTTCGTTTCAATCATTGTATCAATTAGATGCAGAAAATGATGCGGCTCTTTTGTACTATACCTTAGAAAGTACGGTCAAATGTAAAGCAAGATTTATATTATCTTCTTCCAATATTGACGCAAATTCGTTAAACGAAAATGATTTTTTGAACCCAATACCATCTATTGTGGATGGTTATTATTATGATACAGGTAACATTCTTACTACGTTGGAATCAAACGTGCATACGTTTACAAAATATATCAATGATTTTACAAATCAAAATGATTATGATCCATTTGTTGATTATACCAAAAATTTATTTGTATATGCGTACACTAATAATTATAATCCTCATAATCAACATGAAATATCAGGACCGTATGAAATTCAACGTTTTTATGATCCCGAAGTTTCTTTT